TTCCATACAGTGTTTGTAATCAGTAACCCCTTTATTCTTTCTACCACCGAACATTTCACTGGAACATATTTTAGTATCATTAACCATATATCCACTAAAATCGTGTATGGCTGAACTCATACCTGGTCCCTTAAACCATACTTTCATTTCGTCACCACCACCTTTTTCACTAAAGAATATTTCGATAAGGTACTCTTTACCTTTCGTCATATTAAATGTTCCATCTTTCTTGATCTTGCCGTGTAAACCACCATTATCAACAACCTCTTTATAACCTACATACAAATAACTCATATCATCAGATTCTGTCCAGAATTTGTGTGTACCCGTCTTTTTCGGTACGAAACGACCTTGCCATCGAACAGCGTAGTTACTTTTACTACCATTATTGGGTAAATACCCACCTGTCGCCTTATGTTTACTACTAAAATCCTTAATACCTGTACCCTCCGCTGTCGGTTCTTTATTATTAAATGAAGAAGGGACTGAAAAGTATGAACCGTTGTAATAATACCATTTAAATCCACCCGTCAAATCTACTGCTGGGACCGAAGTCCCACTAACTTTACCAACCCTCAAACTACGTTTACCATTGAGGAACTGGTACACCTCATCAAGTTTAGCCGCGGGACAATCGACACTACCCGGATATTTATCCCATGACCCCCACGTATTCTTATTTTTACTTCCCACAGCATTCACGTCAGAACATATACGCCCACACCCCGGAACGTCTTGGTGAACCGAGTTCGCATGACCACACCATCCTCCATCAGCAGCACGTGGGATTTGATGAGGGATTGTAGAGGGTGTTGATTTACCGTTCTTTATATCGTACGTATATACGACGGGTCTAGGGTCCGTATTATTACCTCTATTAGACGTTTCTGTAATTTTAGTAACCCCGTTCTCTTTTATTATCCAACCGGGTGCATATCGAGGTCGTGTATATACTATATCTATTTTATCAACCTTTTTATTGGATATAATAGTAAATATCTTATCTCCTACATTATGACCGTTAGAATTCCACGCCGCGTAATTTTCTGTACCACTACCAACACTAAATATATTATCAGGTTTATTGTTTCTATTAGGATTTTTGTGTATAGTCGTTTGTGCCTTTGTCGCTAAAACACCATCAAGTTTTATATACTCAACGTGTATTCCTAAAGAAGTATTCTTTTTGTTCATGATAAGTTCGTATGTATAAGTGGGTTGAGCTGGAGGTGGAGGTGCACTGTCCCATATTTTTTTATAATATTGAGGATTGTTTAACACATTTTCATCTGTATTTGGATTTGGATCGTTCTGAAAAGACGTACCTATTCGCTTGCTAGCTGTAGTTTCTGTGGGCCATTGAGTTTTAATAACGAAATTATTTGCACGAGAACACGCTTTACCCGTTCCCCCTTTTTCCGTTTCAATTTTATGTTTCCAGAATTGACAATAGTGTCTATCACTGTCGTCTTGTGGTCCACACGCAAATCGCTCTGCACCTTCGGTAGTTTTATTCCTTTTAAGTTTTATATATTTACCTACACAATCAGTATTTGGTACAATTTCTTCAAGATTACTCATATCTAATGACATTCCAAAATCGTCTTGTGTAAAAGTTACGGTTTTCGTATACAATTTAGTATCGGGTTTAACATCGTTATAATACAATTCGAGTGTATTATTACCAATAATTTTATCATCGAACTCTTTTTTATCTACTATGTTCATGGTCACATCCGTAAAGTCTTTAAGATTACCCGCATCACTATTTTCGTACGTGTGAATTACGTTCCCTGATGAATCTTTCAGGGTAACGATCCATTTCGTAACAATTCCTTCGATACTCGCCTTATTCGACCACGAAAGTTTAAGACCCTCGAGTGTATATTCTTCACACTTACTGGGTCTTATACTATAAATCAAAAATATGATAAATAGAATGATAGCTAGTACGAGTATCATTTTATATATCAAGAGATAATATTTTTAGTTTAGTTTAGTTTAGTTTATTCTTCTTTCATTTCAATTTCTGGTACAAGACCCGTATTCGTATTCGAAGCTTTAGATCTACTCATGAGAACACCTATGAAGATGGCCACAAAGAGGGCGAGCACTGACAACATTCCAATTCCTTGGTAATCCATTTTTTTTATATATTATAACAATATATAAAAAATGCGGCCGTTTACCACCGTCCTGATGGAAGCTCTCTTCATTGGTCTCATGTTACAAGTTTTGGTACTGGGTATTACAAAATATATCTATAAAGGTACTGGTGTTTTAATTATTTCAGGGGCGTTAGTACATTTACTCTTTGAGTATTCGCCTTTCGGAAACATTAACGAAAAGTGGTGTAAAATGGTATTCAATTAAAAGTTTATAAGTTCGTCTATTATCGATGTTTTATCGTATTCGAGTTCTTTTAACGTCTCGGATAATTCTTCGTGTTGTCTATCGATATCATCGTTATAGTCTTCTATGTAAGTTTTGAAGAACATTCTAACATCACCAACGTCGTGTCCTGAATCTAAAAGTGAACCAACCGTATACCGACGTAAACGAATATTGAGTTCATGTGCACGTCGTTTCACGGCTTCTTGGCGAACAAAGTTCGTCACGTTTCGTCTATATTTTAGTTTTTCCACTTTTTTTAACGTTTCGTGGATTAGTCTATTTACTTCCATAAGTTCATCTTCAAGTTCATCATCCCGAAAGGTGTGTTCCGGAACAGGTAGTTGTGTTCGTATCGCCGGTAAATCCACGTGTATAAAATCCCCTTCGTTACCATATGGTGGTGGCACTGTATCGTATATCGTAAGATCATCAAGATTATCCCCGAATGGTGGGAGACGAGGAATTGGGGAAAAGGGTATGGGTATATCAACACGTCGAACTCTGAATTCTTCTTCTTCACTTTCAGAATCCGTTTCGTATTTAATATAATCATGAATCATTTTTATAGAATCACACATTTTAAGATAATCGCCTTCAGAAATTATCTTAGAATTGAGGTCGAGCGTTTGCATTAACGATGTAAGAGCGTCCATTTTTAATATATTTATTTTTTATTTTGTTTCATTACAACTTAGGTTTGTTATTTTTCTTAAAAGTAAAAGGGCTTCTACGGCTTCACCAATTTCACGGTGTTTTATACAAAACCCGTTTTTTCCTTGGCGACAGAGACAGTTTTCGTATACACAGTTTGGACGCATTTTTTTGAATATGTAATAGTATATCCGTTTAAACTTAGGTTCTTATTTCACCTTCTTCGAGTTCAGATTCAGAAGTGTATTCACTTTCATTATCCAAATCGTCGATGTTTTCCGGTAAATGATCGTATAATCGTTCACAATCGATTTTGTAATTAATTTCATAATCGTCAAGGAAATCATGTAAAGAAATTCTATCGTTAACACCGTATTGTTCATCTAAATACCATTTCCAAAACGGGAGGTTCTTTTTAGTGATTTTACTCGGGAAAAGTTCAACTGTAAATTCTTCGTCACCTTTACACCCACATTGTTTAAGAATGTCTTTTTCACTTTCCAGGTACATGTCAAAAAAGTGTTCCAAAACGCCAATATCGTTAGGTTCGTAATAAAATTCAATAAGTTGGGCTTGACCGTACGATGTTTCCAATTTTCTATTAGAAATACCAATATACGCGATATACTTATACGTACTTTTAGGAATAAGGTGTGTGGGGTACCCAAAATCGGCGCGTAAACCGTATACTTTACATTTTTCACCGGTTAATTCAGAAAAGAGTTCATTAACATCGAAAAGTTCGACAATCGTGGTACAGTTTTTAAGGAGTTCGTAAGTAAGGCTCATCGTATTATATTACACATTAGTTGCTAAGTTTTAAGTCCATATTTTCAGGGAACGTGTTGTAAAGTTCCGTCCAATCAACACTCCCATGAAGGTTATTTTTTTCAACAAACTGTAAAAGGGTTTTTTGACAATTAAATTCGTTTTTAAAGTAATTCATCCAAAAATCAATCCATTCTTCAGGAATGCGTCTCGGAACAACGATTGTACCCAATTTGTCTTTCAACATTTGTAATGCTGGTTCAAGTATACCCACTCTAAAACCATCTTTATACCTTTCCTCATATAGGAAATCAATTATATGAAGTTTATCATTAAATGTAGATACACCAAAATATGCAATATTATTAAGTCCATTAGGATTACACTCTTTAGGAAAACCGTGTTGTGGTTGGACTCCATAAACTTGGGAAGGTGTACCAGTTGAAAATTGATCGGTTATAAAACTCGAAAAAACACCGTCGAGTTTTGGAAGTCGTTCAATCACAGTAGATTGCTTCGTGAGTTCGTAAATGAGAGAAGTCATTTTTTTATAGTATACTTATTATAATTGATCTATATCACTTAGGTCTTCACTGTACATCAATATTTCCTCGGCTACGATTTGATAAAATGCCATTTTATACGCTAAAAATCCAAATAAAGTTGCCCCCATATTAAAATCAAATGGTAAATCATTAGAATTCCAAGTTGATTCGGCTAGTGCGAGACACGTCGGTAACAATAATCGTTTATTCAAAATGGGTATTCTTTCAATATTATCGACGTATGATGACAACGAATCTACATAAATACATGATGCAATTGTCCCTAAAGTAGCAGATACACCGTCAATGGGTGTATGAAAAATGAAGTTATACGTCGAAATAGCTACACCGTATTGTAAAGTTGACTTTTTGATTTTAGCCTTGACTTGTTCGTATTCCGCTATACCTTCTTTACGTTTAGTAGGACACGATATTCTAATGGTTTTTGTGTACGGATTTATTATGTTTAACATATTACAATTTATTTACTCTATATCTATACCTTTAATAATATAATTTTCATCTTGAAAATACTTTTTCTTAAATTTGCGTTCCTTTTTTATAAAATCTTTACAGCTCTTCTCAACTTCATATATACGTGTATGAATATTTAATAAATTACTCTTATTTACGGATGTTTTTCGCCATTTATCACCAAAAATAGCAGAATATTGTAATTCACGTCTTTGGTATTTAATATCATCGAGAAGTAGTTTATAAAGTACGAGTGAATATGAATCATATTCAATACGCTTGTAATCATCTAAACACATTTGTTCACGTGCAAGTGTATTCATATTTTCACGGAGTAGGTTCGCCCCACTTTTCTCTCCATCGGTTAACCAGAGTTTCGATTCTCTCTTTTGAGAATCGTGTATTTCTGGAGGCTCGTTGAGGGGCTCCCGGACACATGAGATCACCTGATTCGTACGCGTTAAGTTTTTTCCATACAAGTCTTTGCATGTCACTCGGGAGTTCGTTTGTCGCTTGACAAAACGAGAGTTTATAGTCGTACGTGTGTAAGGCAATGTAGTCGTCCATTTCATTTTTATATATTTTTATACTTATATTTTAAACTTAGGTCTATATTGAACAAACGTTTTATCGTGTTTGTTGTATTCTAATACAATAACTTCACCAGTATCATTCGTTGCAAACATTCTATCGTATGTACTCCATGATGTATCCATATATTGTATTTTTTCTACTTTCGTATTAAAATCAAAAGACGACTGTGAATACGATGGGTTTAGTGTTTGTGTTGTTGGGGCTATTAAACGACATACACTATTATAAAGACTAAACATTATTGCTGTTATTTATATTTATTTTTTTATATACTAAATACAAGATGGTTTCACTCCAGGACTTACCTAAAAAGGTTCAGTATATAATTATAGATTCGAAATTTGTAAATGGTTCTAATAACACGTTTAGTATCGATCTTACACTTGAATCAAATTTACATCTAGAAGATATGACACAAGTGTGTGGTCTAAAACCAGTTGATTTTTACGTGACACAAATTGGGCAGGCAAACTCTAACTCCGATACACACGTGAGTAGTGTAGCAAAGTACGTTGATATAACATGCGAGGATATACCTAAACGTGCTCAAATACTTGATGAACGTAATGGACAAATTTTAGCACGCGTACCACTCGAAAGACATTATAATCATGGTGCACATACTATAGTTAGAGATAAGCAGTGGAAAGCATTCCCAAGACAAACAAACTTATTTAATCCAATATCTATGCAAAAACTTCATTTTAAGTTATATGAATACCAAGAAGATACAGATTACGTTACTTTACAACCGGATGCAGAATGGTATATGGTTCTCGAAGTTACAACTATAGACGTTAAAGAAAAACCTATAAATCGGGAGGTTCAAATTCTGGAAGCTTTACATAAACTTATCGGGAAGATAGAGGATCTTAACGTAAACGTTAAAAAACTTCCAGATAAGGAGGATATTGAAAAGATGGAGAAAGAAAAAAAGAAAAAGTACCCATTACGATACTTGATGTTAGTTATAACATTGATTGTAGGTGGTTTTATTTTTATTAAAAACAAAAGTACACCGTCTATTCCTCAACCTTCTTTTTAATGACACGTTTAACAACTTTTTTCTTTGGTGTTTCTGGTGCTGGTGCTGGTGCTGGTGGAGCT